TGGCCCGCGCGGGGGGGCGGGGGGGGGCAAGCCGCAGTAACAGCGGTCCGTAAGGGCCGGAAAACTGAAAAACAGAGTGTCGGGTAGGGTTTGGTAGGCCGGAAACGGTTCGAAGAAGCCGGGCCCGGGGGATTGAAGGCCCCAAGAAAAACAGTTATGCGCAGAGAAGGTTATATTATCGAGGAGATAGCGGATTACTCCAACATGTCGGAGTCGTTCAATCAGGTCCTTCGCGGAACGTCACGTAAACGAAGCCGCCAGGGACGCTACCTGCTTGCGCATAGGGAGGAAGTTATAAAGGAACTTGCAGAACGTATATCAGACGGCTCTTTCCGTGTCAGCGGTTATCGTGAACGGACTATCTGGGAATATGGAAAGGCAAGGAATTTGCAGATTCTTACGATGTATGACCGTATCGGAGTACATGCCATCATGACCGTAGTGGACAAACACCTGCGCAGGCGCTTTATACGTACAACGTCGGCATCTATCCAGGGACGCGGCACCCATGACCTGATGAAGTTCATCTGTCGTGACATGGAAACGGATCCGGAAGGGACAGGGTATGGTTATAAGTTTGACATTCACCATTTTTATGACAATGTACGTCAGGATTTTGCTATGTGGTGCTTTGCCCGTGTTTTCAAGGACAAGAAACTGCTTGGAATTCTCAATTCCTTTATAATGATGCTTGACAGCGGTATCAGTTTCGGGCTTAGAAGCTCGCAGGCTACCGGTAATTTACTCCTGTCTATTTTTTTAGACCATTATTTGAAGGATAAGTACAGTGTCCGTCATTTCTATCGTTATTGTGATGACGGTCTTGTACTTGGTAAAACGAAAGCGGAACTGTGGATGATTCGTGATGCTGTCCACTCACAAATGGAACGGATAGGGCTTCAGATAAAATCTGACGAGCGCGTGTTCCCGGTGGAAGAGGGCATCGATTTTCTCGGTTATGTGATTTATGGTCCGGAGCATGTCCGTATCCGTAAACGCATCAAGCAGAAATTCGCCCGAAAAATGCACGAGGTAAAATCGAGAAGAAGAAGGCGTGAACTGGTAGCGTCATTCTATGGAATGGCCAAACACGCCGACTGTCATACGTTGTTTAAAAAATTAACAGGCAAAGACATGAGATCATTTAAAGACTTGAACGTTTCCTACAAGCCGGAGGACGGCAAGAAACGTTTTCCCGGGGTGGTGGTAAGCATCCGGGAGCTGGTAAACTTACCGATTGTGGTGAAGGACTTTGAGACGGGCATCAAGACCGAACAGGGCGAGGACCGCTGTATCGTGGCTATTGAGATGAACGGCGAACCGAAAAAGTTCTTCACCAACAGCGAGGAGATGAAGAACATCCTCTTGCAAGTGAAGGATATGCCCGACGGCTTTCCGTTCGAGACCACCATCAAGACGGAAACTTTCGGCAAGGGTCGAACTAAATACATATTTACATGAAACGGGTAGAAGGAACATCCGGGATAAGACTGATCGAGTGCGTGAGCCCGGCACGTAACAGATGGCGCATCCGCTGGGATGTGCAGGAAAGGGAGGACGGCTCCGCCTCCTACATGGAGGAGGGTTTCATCGGGAAACCCGGTCCGGACACTATAAAGTCCGTCATCACGGGCTGGTACAACGACCAGACCGACCGGGAGATACTTTCCGGGTTTGTCTATGAGGACATGCCGGTATGGCTGTCAAGTGAGAACCAGTTCAATTATAAGGCAGCGTATGATTTGGCCGTACAGACCGGCGGCGCTATGCTCCCGGTGACGTTCAAGTTCGGGACGGATGAGGAGCCCCAGTACCGGACGTTTGAGAATCTGGAGGAACTGACGGACTTCTACACGAAGGCCATGAAGCACATCCAGGATACACTGGCTGACGGCTGGAGAAAGAAAGACGCTTTTGATCCGGAAGATTACCGGGTGGAATGAACCCTTCGGGGGAGGGAAGAAAAAAGCCCCCGGCCTGTTAAATAGTAACGCCAATCACTTTTTTAACACACGACGAGAGAACTCGCGCGACCGGGGGCAAATACCCTCTGTCACGAGTTCTCTCTTTTTATGTGTTTAAAAAATGATTGGCGATGCAAAGATATAATTTTTTTGTTGTATGAAAGTGATTGAGATATTAAACTTTAACCGGGAACTGTTGAAAAGGCTTCAAGCATCCGGAATCCGTCTGGAGGATGCCCGGTATATTGATTTGTATTCAGACTATACCCGCCTACTGGATCAGGGTGAGAAAGTTTCGTATGTCGTGGCCGTATTGTCCGAAAAGTATTCGGTGAGCGAGCGCAAGGTGTACGCGCTGGTGAAACGGTTCCAGAGCGACTGCAAGACGCTTGCAGTGTGAACAGGCAGTCTTATGCCACAAGGAGTGCCGTTTCCCCTTATCTTTAGGGAGTTTCAAATTTAGAAGGAGGAAATGGCTATGAATAAGTATTACCGCATCCTGGACAAGATCCTTGCCACGGGAAAGACACAGACCAACAAGAAGGGAAACATACAGTACCTTCTGAACGAGCAGCTCTCGCTGACACCGGCAGACCTGCTCGATATATTCGAGGGGCATAATATCGCCCGCAAGAAGCTCCGCAGCGAGTTGCAGTTATTTATGCAGGGTGAGCGCAACGTGGAGAAGTACCGGGAGGCCGGCATCAACTGGTGGGACTATTGCGGCTCCATCCTGGTGAACAGTTACCCGACCTATTTCGAGAAGCTGCCTCCGTTGATAGCGAAAATTAACCGGGAGAGGCGCAACAGCAAGAACTACGTGCTTTTTCTGGGCGAAACCGGTGCCGAGAGCAACCAGGCACCCTGTTTGAGTCTGGTACAGTTCCAGTTAGATGGCGGTGAACTGGTTCTGTCCGCCTACCAGCGCAGCAGTGACGCAAACCTCGGGCTACCTTCCGATATTTACCACCTGTACCTGATGGCGCGGCAGATAGAACTTCCCTTGAAGTCGATCACTCTCTATCTGGGCAATGTACATATCTACGAGAATAATATCCCGGGCACCCGTGCGCTGATCGCCGGTGACGAGACGGTCCGCTTCGGGTTGAACGTGTAGTTTGCTGTATATGTCTTGCAGCGGGAACAGTTCATGTTTCCCGCTGTTTTTCGTTTATTCTGTGGACCTTTGCGGCCGTTTTAAAGCAGAATGAAATGAGAAAGATGTATTTGTCCGCCCCGCTTCCTTTCGTGGGGCAGAAACGCATGTTTGCGAGGGAATTTATCAAGGTGCTGGGACAGTTCCCGGACAGCACCGTGTTTGTGGACTTGTTTGGCGGCTCGGGCCTGCTGTCACATATTACCAAATGTGTCAGGCCTGATGCCACCGTTGTGTATAATGACTTCGACAACTACCGCTGCCGACTTGTAAATATCCCGGCCACCAATGTGCTGTTATCCGATTTGCGTCGGATAGCTGAAGGGGAACCCAGAAACAAACGTATAACCGGGGAAGTTCGCGATAAAATGTTTGCTCGTATTGAGAGGGAAGAAAAAGAGCACGGTTACGTGGATTATATCACGGTTTCCGCATCCTTGTTGTTCGCCATGAAATATGTGACCAGTTTGGAAGGAATGAAGAAAGAAGCCATCTACAATAGG